CAGGCAAAGTTAGGTGTAACCTTTACTGGAAAATACGCAGAGATTTGTGAAGGGATAAAAGTAACAGTACCACCAAATCAAGTTATACCACATACCCATAAAATAAATAAAAAGTAGGCAAGGTTCACTAGAAAAACCAAGCCTACTTCTTGTTATCAATAACTTAAATATTATATAAGATTATTTTTTCTTTTTGCCCTTAGATAATATTTTTTTAAACATTGTTTTTGATGCGTTTTTTATTAGACCTAATATCGCTGGTGAAGTAGCAGCGATAAGGCTAATGGTAGCCACGTTAAGAGCAGCACTAGGAGAAGGAAGAAAGGAATCAACAAACGTGACTTGTTCGTATTCCGCGATACATTCAATGCCATCAGAACCTCTTTTATACGATTTTACTCTCTCTGTGCGTGCTTCTGATGTATATTCGCCAATTCTGCGATCATTCTTATCAGGACAAGGAGGAACTATAGGCTCATCTTTTTTATCTTTTGGTATTTCTGCTTGAGGTGGTTTACCTTCTGGTAATTTTTGTTTCTCTTCTGCTGGTAATGCTGTTTCTGTAATTATCAGTTGATCGGCCTGATAATTCATTGGAATAAAAGACGGAAATGGGCAATCACTTGTTAGTCCATTAGGATCTTCTAAAAGTAAATTTCTATTACCTGTATTTTTAAGATCTCGGTGATAATACTTGCACCCAACAGTTTCTACATTAAGAGATTGATATCCTGGTAAAGATACTTGTGGTATATATACATTAGGTATATGTATGTCAGGTATATTTATTTCTGGTATTTCCACTATAAAGGTAAAGATTTACCTGTCACTGATGGTAATTTTTTATTAATTTGTCCAGGTAATATTGTTTGTACTTCTTTCATTATTTGACTCATAACTCTACTTTTAAATTGTTCTGATGTTACATATTTGAAACCAAAATATGCGCCTCCACTCATACTTGCCACCATAACGAAGGAAACTATACTTAGTACATTAGCGACTTTGTTAAACATGATAAAACTTGCTGTAATAAAAGCCATGTCAGTTATGAGCATAGCTGTTCTACTGCTAATTATAGGTTTATCACCTTTGTATGTCACTATGAGCCTTATGACAAGGCAAATACAACATAAAACTAATTAAGACCAAGCTACTCCTGTTGTTTGAACAGGTGTATTAATTAAATCAATTTCATCTTTTAAACTTTTTTCTATTGCATTTACTTCATCCGTTCCAATAGTATCCTTTACCCAACCAATCATTGTGGACTCATTTGGTGTTTTAGCAGAAGTATCAAAAGCAATAAAATCTGAAGGTAATGACTCTGGTTTTGTAAATACAACTTCACCAGTGCGTCTTGCCTTTTCTTCTGATCCATCCATGCCTTTTACACGATAGACAACATTAGTAAAGAATCCGTCAGATACATCACGTTTTGAACAAGTGCCATTAATCTCCCAAGTGTAAGTAATCGCCATAATTTTTAAAGACTTTAGTTATATATTACGCTGTTTCTGGTAATTCGACACCATCAACCTTTTGTAATACCTCTATTACTTTTTGATTTGCATTTATGTTTATTGCAATTTGATTAAATTCATTCTGTAATCCTTGTATCTGTTGTGCTAACTGATTACGTTTTGCTATATCGGCTTCAAGTATTGCCTGTGTTTCGTTAAGTAGATCCTGTGGGGTCATAAAAAATTTATATGTAAACGTATTATATTAAGCAGCTTCAAGCGCTTCAACCTTACCTATAAGTTCCTGTACGGCAGCTACAAGTAAAGGTACAAGTTTGCTTTGGTCAATACTTTGATAAATTGGATCACCTTTTTTGATATTTCTTTGTTGATTATCTTCTGTTGCAACTTGATCTTTTGTACCTGTTATAGCTTCTGGGACTGCTGTTACTTCATGTGCAAAAAATCCATCGACTGTCTTATCTTTATCAGATATAAAATTAAATCTATAAGGTTTTAAAGTTTTTAATCTTGTAATACCATCAGATATTGCAACAGCATTTTCTTTCAATCTGTAATCAGAACTTGTATTATATGTTGTTGCTGACCTTGTAGCTGATATATTTCCTACTTCATTACCTCCTGTTTGAAAAGCTATTCTATGTGTTGAAAAATTATTATTAATTGAATCATTTATTTCCAATGGTATAACTAGGTTAGCTGCTGTCGAAATATTTATCACACCATTTGTAAGCATATTTGATACGGTAATCCCAGACGAAGTTGTTTCAAACTTTTTGCTATTGTCAAAATATAACTCTACAGCATCATCAGGTTTTACAATAACTCCGTTCTCACTAGTTTTTGGTCTTAATAATACATTACCTACACCAGCTCCAGCACCTCTGATTTCAAAATCACCAGTTGAATTAATAATTGTTGAGTCTGTACCATTGTGAACAAGTTGCAAATCTTGACCAGCACCGATTTTTAATGCTTTATTATCCTGTGGGATTCTAACGTGTTCAGTGTCATCTAATTCAAAAACAATATTACCAGTAGTATCGGTATGTTTAAACATTAAAGTATTATTAGCACCACCACATTGGATTGTGTATTGATCTGTTCCACCACTAACATTTTGATGGTTTGTATTAAAGAATAAACAGGCAGATGAACTTGCTTGTGGACCAGAAATTCTTAATCCATTATCACTACCTAAACCAAATATATTTACTTGACCGCCAGAAGCTACTGTAAAGTCAGCACCATTTGCAGTTGTCTCAAACCTTTTAGTGTTGTCGTGATAGAGTTCTACGGCTCCGTTGGCAGTACCAACCAAATAATTCTCTGTATTCTTAGCTGTCAAATGTAAATTATTTGCTCTTAAAGATAGTTGACCAGTATTGTTAATAAGAATAGAATCCGTTCCATTGTGAAAAATTTCAAGATCCCCACCAGTTCCAAATTCTGCCTTCGCATTATCAGCAAACTCTAATTGGTTATCTGATTTATCGAAAACTATATTTGCACTTGCACCTGTAAAAGTAACGTCCTCGTTAAAATTACTGGCAGCATCTACATCAATACCACCAGCAAGGGTAAATAAATTTACATATCCATTATCAGAAGTATTACGAAGTTTCATAATACCTGCACTTGTATCTGCAAAGAATTGACTAGCAAAAGTTGCACTAGGGGCGGAAGATCCAGAATTATTCGTTGCTATTGCCTGTAAAACACTATTTATATCAGCCCTAACATTTGCTCCTGTGGAGTTATCTATAACATAATCGTGTTGTGCCATTTACTAATCCAAAATTTTCTCTAAGTATATCCTAAACCAGTATTAACTACCACGCCCAAAACCTACTGCTGTAAAACTAAATGTTTTATTTACAGGATTACTACTTGCATCGATAAATTTAATGGTAAAACCACTTCCAGATATATTTGTTATCTCAAATCTTTCGTTAGATGCTAAATCATTCGCAGTGATTCCTATGCTTGGTTTTTGCGTATCAACACCAACACTGGTTTCTGCTGCTCCTGTAAAAAATGCTTGGTCAAAAGTAACAGCTAGACCAGATGCACTTGTCCCACTACTTAAATCACTTCTTTGCTCTGTTCTTCTGTCTAATTCTGCTTTATAACCAAGTTGATCTATCTCTATACTTTGTGCTGGATCTTCTGATTCTAATAAACACCTAAATTTAAATCCTCTGCCAACATACGTTCCATTAGCAAAGATATTAAATTGTTTACCTGTAAAATCACTGTCCTGATAACTAGAACCATTAGAGGGTGCGTCATTAGTAGTAGCTACAAGTAATTTTGCGTTAACATTAAACGCTGTGGCTGCATCAAAATCTGTCCAACTATCTATATTTGCTGTTCTTTTATCAATTAAGTCATTAGGATAAAAACCCTGCGTTACAAAATGCCTTGTCAGACGTAAAGGATTAACAGCACCCAAATCAAGGATCTTAGCAAAATCATAACTACCACCTGTTAAGAAATCTACATCACCAATAAAATCAAAATCAGCAATAGCATCAAAATCTGTTGCATCGTCTAAAGTTTCAGTTGATCCCAAAACAAGACCATTTACTTCATCAGAAAAGAAACAGTCGGATTTAGTTCCAGCGAAAGGAGGTGAATCTGTATCTTCTCTATCATTAAATACAAGGAGTTTTGGTAATGGATCGGGATTTACAACAACAACAGATGCTTCGCCAGAACTTAATCTGCCACCATCATCTCTGAACTTAAGAATATATTCTCCATTAATAGCAGGCAGCATTGTTTCACTAACTGAACCTGGTAAAGCAGGGATTAAGTCAACAGAATTAGTAAACGTACCAGTGCCATCTGTTAAATTGCTATGTCTTACAACTACGTTTCCACCATGTAAAACATCAATATCTGTAGATTTATCAAAACGTAACCTCATTAACTGATCTGATATAGTTTCCACTCTCAGATTTTGTACATCACCAGGTAATGCAGTTTTACCAACAGATATAAATTCTATCTCGTTAGGTCTTTCACTTAATTTATTTATTGTATTTATAGAAAATACTCTAATAACAAACTTACCATTAGTAATATTATCTATATCAAAATCAGTAGCCTTTACCTGTTGATTAATAAAGTTTCCGTTTTCAAATTTATATTGTAGATAATATCCAATAGCACCTTTAACAGCAGCAAATGATATTGATAATCTTGCAACTGCTTTATTATTGATAACAATAAGTGACTCAGAAGCAGTTAAGTTTTGTGGTGCAGGTAATTTTTTTGTAATTAAAGTAAAGTTTTTTGTAGGCAAAGCTGTGCCATCTTCAACAAAGGCATATTTACCACTGTTATGTGATGCTGCTGTAATGCTAAATGTAAGATTTTCCTGTTCCTGTACGTTTACAACTCTCCATGTTGTAGGTTCAAGTGTTGTATTTTCTATAACCCAAACGCTGTTAGCTTGTGGAACGGAAGAAAAGGCAGAGGAAACAGTGACAGTAGCACCTGATATACCACTAATCTCTTTTGTCTCAAGCGTTCCATCAGATAAAATTACTGATAGTTTTGCAGTATTTGTAGTAACGAGATCCGTAGATGCTGTATCATCAACTTCTATCTGAGTTGTACTGATACCTGTCTTTATTCTTCCTCCTCTTCTCACTCCCTGTTTGACTTTATCTGCCACTGATATTATCTGTCCAGGACGTACCAATACACCTGCTTCAGCAGTAATACTAAAGTTAACTATTTCAGAAGAATTATTTTGGTTAAATAGTAACCATTTCGCCATTCTTGAGGCTTGACCTCTTGATGTTGTGGCAAAGCTTTTAATAGTCTGTGTTTTTATTCCGTACCTTGACTGTGCTGTTGTATCATCTACTGTTTCATAATCAATAGCCTGAGTTGTCATATCGAAGAAGCCTACATTTATCTTTGTAAATTTAGCTTTCTGACTTTGATTACTATATGAAAACCCACCTTCAGTTACGTTAGAGATATTAAAAGTATAGACAGGATCAGATGGTCTATCCTGTGAAATCGTAATACTACCAGCTTCATAAAAAGCCTGTACACGCATTACAGAACAAAGATCCTGTATAAGTTCAAATGCTTCCTTTTGATTATTAATATTTACATTGCAACTAAATCTAGCTTCGGTTGCACCTGTTCCAGATCCATCATCTATCTGCGTTGAGTTATATTCAGAGGCAGAATAGAAAGCAAATTTATCTATAGCTGACTCTGGTATAGACGCTCCGTAACGGGTGTTCGTAAGAACATCATACAAAACCCAAGCTGGATCGTTTGTAAACTCTTTATCTGTTTTTAACGTGCCATTAAAACTACTACTAAAAGATAAGCTGCCATCAGACCTTACAGTTGCATTATGTGGGATTTTTACCTTTATTCCTCTTATTCTGTAAGTTCTTGTAGGTATTGATCTAAATGATTCAGCATTAAAACGTAAGCCAACGTGTGCAATATCTACATAGGCTCTCTGTTCTGCTGTTATTTCTGTAAATGATGACCAACTAAACTTATTCTGTAAATTAGTATCAGTAGAATCATTCGTAACTCTAGTGACAGTGGCGGTTATTGGATAGCTTAGATTTGATAAACCTTTAATAATATAATCTCTGAAATATTGTGTATTTGTCTTACCGATTACAGCACCTTTTGTTCCTTTAATGACTCTATGTTCTGTACCATTATTCTCTGTAATTTTTATAGATAAATTGACCTGTGTACCATTTGTAGATCCATCATCTGTATTAAATTGCTGAAGAGAAGGAAATACAATAGTGATTCTTAATTTATCTATCTGATTTGAAATTGACCTTGATACTGGTGTTGCTTTTGTTACTTCAACACCAACAGCAGTTTCAGATTCTATTTCATTAATAGTATCTAAGGCAGTCTGACTAGACGTTCCAAATCTAGGTTCAAAACTGATATCTTCTCTTGTAAAATTAAAATCACCTTCTGTGAGATTATTAATATCTGCTGATTTCTTTAGTACCTGCGTTCCATTTAAGAAAACATCTTTTAATGCTGCAATATTATATTTATCAGTTCCTTGCGTAAGACCTGCTTCTAATGGTGAATGAAAACCAGCGATCTCTCCTTCTGATAAAACATCTATAAGATCATTTGACTGCTTACTGGATAGTAAAGAATCTGTAGTAGTTTGTATGCCATCAACATCACCTGCTGTTATGTTTACACTATTCTGTTTTGTAAAAGTGGCATTACCTGATGTGGAAACAGAAGTGCTACTTGCAACTTTAAATTCTGTTGAGGAGGTGACAGAGGTGACAGTTACATTTTCTGTTGTACCAGAACCAGATGTAACATTTAGGTCAACGACATCACCTACAGCTAATGTTTCTGCACCACTGTGAGTGACAGTGATTGTATTTGCTGATTGAGAATAAGTTCCAGCTAATGGGACATCTTCTTTATAGAAACTAACTACTTCGGCTGAAACTGTAGCAGAAGTTGTACGAGTAACAGTGAAAACAGTTGATGAAGTAACTGAAGCTACTGTTAATTCTTCTCTGACTTCAGTAGCAACAGCACCAACATTTAGTATTACGTTTAAAACATCACCTACATTTATTGTTTCACTACCATCATGTGTAATTGTTACTGTTGTTCCTGACTGACTGTAACTACCAGTTTCTACATTGATACCTTCTATTTCAACTAACTTTCCAGCAGCATCAAATACAACATCATTACCTAATGAACTATTACCAAATTCCTTAAGATAAGAATCTAACTGCTGATCTGTGATTTCACCAAAATAATGTGATTGAAATACACTTCCACCAAAATCATCTTCAAATGGCATTAGACAGAAACCTCAATTTGATCTGTATCAATTCCATTTGAGACATTTATACTTCCGACAAAAATATCTCCATATACAAGAGGGAGTGCAACACCAGCACGACTAACGTTTGTGACCCCACTAAATGCAAAGTTAACAGTAGCATCTTCTGGTTCTAAAGATGAATTAAATTTAGGTTTTGGTGTTAAATAATTATTTACACTGTTTAAGGCTAGACTTGTTCCAAGAAGTGTTGCTCCTTTTGCAAACAAACCAAGCCCTGCACCAACTTTTAGACCTATAGCAACACCTAGTTCAGTTGCAAAACCAGATAATAATAAACCTCCAATCAATCCAAAAATTTTACCTTCAACAACAGGTATTATTTTTATCTCTTTATCTATAGGATTTAATAAGTCATCTTTAGTTGCATTATATTCTCCCATATCTATTCGATAATATTTATTCATCATATATTTCTCTAAATTAGGATGATTGCATAATAAAAATTTCATAACTTCTCTTGTATTTCTTACCTCTGCCTTCTGTTCCTTCCATCCTACAAAGTCTGCCAGATCTCCATATAGTTTTACTGTCTTAAGCATGGATCTCTTTGTAATGTTTCTATTTTATCTGTTGGCTTAAATTTAAACCATCTTTTTGTCTTTAGTCCAATAATATACCAAGTTCTATTAGATCGTTTACAACTTATAATATCTGCTTCACTTGGATGCTCCGTGCCAATCGGATGAGAATGTATAACAGCATAGATTCTGCCATATCTATCCTCTGTATCAGCCCAATCCAAAGGGTCTAACAAGAACTGCAAATCATTATGTAAAGCTAAATTTTTACAGGGAATATATTTATCTTTATTTAAATAATTAACAAGGAGTCCACATGATTCTCTAGGTGCTTCCTGTTCTGCATGAACAAAAGCATCATATTGCCATGTCATTGATTAATAAATGTACCAACACCAGGGAAAAGATCTCTTGTAACTACTCTCTTTGGTAATTTTAGATTTATTAATTCTAATTCAGATGCTAATTCAAACTGTACAATCTCTCTATTTTCAACTACTTTTCTATCTATAAAATATATCTCCTGTGGTAGCTCCTGTGTTTGATCAGGTGTACCGAATGGGTTTGTACCGCCAGTAAAATTTGCAGCATCTAAATACCTTGCCAGTGTTCTTATCCTTGTAAATTTTGCACCATTAAGATCATTATTGGCAGTAACAGCATTAACAGTGGCGAACAAGGCGGTAATAGTTCCTAAGATATTACTGATTGTAAAGGTAGGACGAGGTATAGAACCAGATGATCCATCAAATTCAAACCCTTCTGCCTGACAAGGAAATTTTTGATATGTATTACCTTGCCAGATAATATTTGTATTATCTAAATCATTTGTACCTGCATGAAACCTCTGCACATCTGTAGATCCATGCAGTGTGCTATCTAAGGTCAAAGTAAAAAGTTCTATTATTGAACTTGGATTTATCTTTTGTAGTTCTGATACTGGTATTGGCATTAGGGTTCAAATACCTCTCTAAATGTTGCATTTAGTGTTGCTCTATCTGCAAAATTTATAGTTTGACTATATCCAGGCTCTGCAACAAATTGTGCTGATGATGATTCTCCTGGTGGTGTATAAGTAAAACTTGCATTATCTAAAGCCCTTGCATTTAAAAATGTCATAAATGTATCTAGTTCTGTCAGTGTTATATTTTTCCAAGATAAATTATATATACGAGGATTTTGATTTAGTCCAAATAATAATCTGTGTTCATAACCATCACCTAATTTTACAATTTTTACATTAGGTTGTTGTTTTTTCTGTACAGGAAAAGAAGCCTCTGGAGAGGAGGGAAAAGTAGCCATTATGCAAGTAATCCTCCAGGACGTTTTTGTTTTATTAGTTCAGATTGTATAGCAGTTGCAATAACATTACCAAACTGTCTTGCATTATCATTATCACCTTGAACAGAAGAACCAGAAGCATCTACATTTACAACAATATTATTAGAAGAACCAGAAGCCTCAACACCTAAGTTACCAGAACGACCTCGTTTTAAAGGTAGTATTGCCTCTGCACCAGCTTCTCCCATTAATCCAATACCATTAGCAAAAGGAAAAACTGTAGGTTTGTTTACTATGCCACCTTTTGCGTAAGGAATAATTCCATTAGCTCCAAACACATTACCTGCTGCATTAAATTTAAGATCTAAATTAAATAATTTGTTTATACCTCCCAAAATTGGTGTCATTAGTTGTTGTCTGACTACTATTCTTGTTATATCTGCAATTATTGATTGAGCTAAATTTCTAAAATTTAATTTACCTGTAAGAACAAACTGTACTAAGGCATCTTCCATTCCTTTAAATGCATTTACAAAAGCATCTTGCATTTGTTTAGAAACATCTTGTATTGACTTTAAATATTCTTGCGCACCATTTCGTAGTCCAATGAATACCTTTTGTCCAAAACTTAATTCTTCTGTTACCTCAACTATCATTTTTTGCTCTTCTTTAATACCTGTAAGAACTCCTAATTGTTCTTTTAGTAAATTTATTTTTTGTTTTATTGATTCTTTTTCTTTTTCATCAACCTCAAAAGGTATTCCGCCAGTAATTAACCCGCCAGGTTTTTTTATTTTAAATCCTCTATTCAATGTTTTTTCTAATTCTTTTATTTGTGCCTCAACGGACTGTATTTTTAATTTATTTGTAAATTCAACAAAAGATTTAATTGCTGGATTTATTGCTTCTACTATTTTTGTAAATGTATCTTGAAATTCTGATCCTATAGGTTTCAAAAGCTGACCAACATTATCTTTTAATTCAGTCATAGCTGTTGTTAATCTATCACCTGCTGCTGCTGGACTATCAGCAAGAATTTTTGCATTTTCTCCATACTTATTAAATAAATGCTCAGCAAAACCCATAAAATCATCTAATGTAACCTTGCCTTGCTCTAATGCTTTATCTAATTCAGCAGGCGTTTTGTTCATAGATTCAGCAAACAATGTAAAAGCTCCTGGCAGGCGTTCACCGAGTTGTTGTCTGAGTTCTTCGGCCGATACCTTACCTTTACTAAATACCTGACTTGTAGCAACCATAGCTGCACGCATATCTTCTAATGATCCACCAGTACCTCTAATACCTGATGCAATAGCTCTAAATACTTCTTCTGCATCCGCAACAGATTTACCTGCACCAGTAACAGAAGCAGTCAAAGATGTAAATTGTCTTGTTATTAAATTCTGTGGTATTGCTAATTCTTTAGAAGTTTTTTGCAAAAACTTTTGTGCTTTATTAAATTTTTCGGTATCAGCAACAACAAGTCTCAATGCCTCTCTTTGTAATTTTAATTGTGCAGAAAAAGCAGCTATTTCTCCAATCTGTTGCCTTGCCATTCCAACTTGCGCACCAACAGCAGCACCAACTACAGCACCAGGCGCACCTCCAGCGATAAGTCCGATGCCACCACCAATTGCACCCTCTGCACCACCAAAAATACCACCTGCTGCAACTGCTCCTATTCCTCTAGCTATTCCTCTAGCTTTACCACCAAAGCCTTTTCTGGATGTAGCTTGCATTCTTTTTAATTTTCTATCTAATTCATCGGCTCGTCTAGACGCTAATTTAAATTCTCTACTGCCTATTGAAACACTATTTGCAAGTTGCCTGTATGAATCAGCTAAAGCTCTAGTACCATTTATAGTTTTTGATGCCGTACTAGATTGATTTTTTAAATTTAATAATAATTTTCTACTAGATTTATCTGCTAAAACTTGACTTTGTTGTAAACCTTTTACAGCATTTGTTAAACCTCTTAATTTTTCTGTTCCTTGTACTCCTACCAGTACATCTAGTTGTGTTTTTTGATCAGCCATTATTTCTTATCCTTTTGCATCATTCTAAGTGCAGCATATTCCATTGTCTGTATTCCTTCAAACATAGAGACAGGATCTTCTACTGAATATAGTTTACACAGATATTCGTAAGATGAATAGTTAATACCAGATAAACCTGCCATACTGACATACCATTGTGTTGTTAATCTAAAAAACATTTCTACAATTTCCTTATTTTCAATCCATATAACAACATCATTATTAACAGGACTAACCATATCTGCTATCTGTTCTGGCGTAGCACCAAAGGCTGCTAAAGCTTCTGCACTTTCATCTATAACATCACCCTTCACCCAATACTCAGCAGCCCTTTCTAGTTTTTTGCCAATGCTCCCTGCATGCTTTCACCATAGGCAGCAATAACGGCTTGAACTATATATACGTTATCTAGTATCGCCTCAAAGTTTTCATCATTAAATTCGACTTCATTACCATCCTCGTCTTTAATACCAGACCAGCCGAGTAGAACAGTTTTTACAAAGTAATCATCACCACCATCTATGAGTTCATTAAAGTTTTTTCTGCCAACATTTTTAAATTTTGCAGTAAAACTTTCCTCTTTGAATTTACCTTTATATGGTGTTTTAACTTTTACCTGCCATTCATACTCAGCGATTTTTTTAAAAACAAGTGCCATAAATTAGGTCATAACAATACTTAA